GTGACGATACGGAGCCTCCGCCTCATCGCGGATGCGGTTGTGTTCGCGCAGCTCTGGAGCCAAGTCTTGCTCCGCAGTGCGGGCTTCGGCGGTGACTGTTTCGACTGCATACAGTTTGCCATCCGTCGCCTTGAGATGGAGCATTTCCGACCGCAGCTTGCCAGTGTTCTCCGCTTCGTCCGCGTCTTCTTTGACCAGATTGTTCTTCAGACCGTATTCAGCAGCTTCTTCGCGGTCGAGGAAGTGACCTGATTCGGTCTCGAATCCCTGATGCCGTTCGGGAACCTTGGGCAATCCTTCCTTGTGGTTCTTCATGCCCCAGTCCATCAGCGCGCTCATGTGGCTTGCGCCTTTGTATCTCTTGCCGTCGATTATCAGCACCGCGTGTTTGATTTTGCCCTTCGGCTCGCCTGCGGGATTGCTCGCCCACTTGCCGTCAGCATCGCGGTGTTCTTTTGAAACATCCTTTGCCGCAGCGCGAATCACTTCAATCTTGCGACGCAGAATCTCGCGGCGAACATCGCTTGCGGTGATAGTGCGTTTGTCAGCGTTTAGTTGCTTTGAAAATTTAAGCCGTAAAGTTTTAGTCAGTTTGGCAACTGCTTCTTCGTTGTAGGGCGTGTAAGGCAAATCACCTTTTTGATAATCTCTAATTTTAATTTCTTTTGCGTCAAGCCATGATTTCCAATATGTTTTAACCTCGTCTTCGCTTTGTATTCCGCGAGAATCGACAAGTTTTCCTTCTTTCTCTACCATTGCATGAGCATCAGATTCATGACCGTTATCATAAACAACCGAAACCGTTTTAAGGTTTCCGCCAATGTTATTTTGCAATGCTTTTGCGACCATCAAGCAGCCGCCTCGCTGACAACCGATTCCTGAAATGCCTTCTTTCCCGTGTTGAAGCGCGTTCCATACTGCATCGCTTTGGTCGGTGACATGGGTTTCGTAATTTATACTCGTCCACTGATTTCCGTGAAACGGATGACCAGACTTTTCACTTGCGGTGATGTCAGAATCATTGATGTCTTTTCCTGACAACCGCGCCAGAATCATTTCTGACGAAAGAGGGGACGGACGCAATGCCGTCTTGCCGCTCGCTTGCAGCCGCTCTAGGCGGGCAAGAATCGAATCCGGCGTATTAAATTGTTCAGTCATTTTAATAAATAACCATGTTGGTGTTCACCAACGGAGTCTGCGCGCCCGTCGTCGGGTCAATCGTGTATCCTTGCGCGAACTCCGCGTCAGTCCAATACAAGCTCGACCAGCCAATCAGGTTGGGAGCGGGATTGGTCGCGCTCTCTGCGGTCAAGTAATCCTGACCAGTCGGGTCGGACGGATAAACAACCGAAAGACCGTTCTTCAAATCTTCAAAATACTTTTCGCCAACATCGCGCCACTTTGCAAGCAAGTCTTTCATGTTTTCCATGATTGCGCTCTGCAAGTTGGGAGTCGCCGTGACAAGCGAATAGGCAGCGTAGTTGAGGACAATCTGTTCAGATTCAGGAGGGATGGCTCCAAGCGTTACCGACAACGGGAACCGATTTGCGTGCTGGATGCCTCCGCGCACTCTGGCAACAACCATCGCGACAATGGCGTCAGCGCGGTTCGGCATATCTGGGTCAAAGGCATCCGTGTCTTTGACATCAGGGTCAATGTTCTGGTTCGCCTTCTGGCGCACAAGTGCGGTCAGAACCTTTGCAATCGAATTGCCAGTCGGAATAATCCAGTTTGTTGCCATAAAATTTTAAGAAAAAAACTGGCGGCGGCGGTTCTATGCGCTCGCCGCCAGTTTGTTATAACTGACTTCTATCAGGGAACCAAGTTAACATACACGGAATAGTTCGTGTAGTTAACAGCGGCAGGAACGGTCACATACCCAATGTAGTAGTAACCAATCGCGCCCTTGGCAATGTTGCCTTGGCTCAAGCTGGTCGCCGTGCCCACATTGTAGGTCGATGTGCCAGTCGTGCTGTTCACCGGAATGGTGTTGGTCAGTGTCCCAATCCATTCGATGTTCAGGTTCGCCAGCGACGCCGCGTTGGTGATGCTGACATTCTGGACGCTGCGCCCAAGCTGATACACCACATTGACCGCAGTAGCGTTGGTCGCCATCAGGTTACCAGTAACCTGAAAAGCAATTTCCCGCGAGCTGTTAGCCGCAATCTTGATGACATTGGTAACCGAAGCATTGCTGATGATGCGCGGCCAGAGACCGTTCGTCACCGCCGTGCCGCTGTTCGTGCTGCCAGTGCTGTTTATGAGCGTAATCGGCTGGAAGTAGGTGTTCTGCGCCGAAGCAGAAAACGCGACCAAAGCCGCTGCGATGCTGATGCTAATGAATTTTTTCATCTTTTAATCCTTTATTGAATTGTTGAGTTAGTTTGTTGAGTGTTGCCCGCCCCCTGTTACAGAGGCGGGCAACGGTTCAATTAGGGAGCCAAGATGATGCCCTGACGCGGGTCGCCTTGACCGAAACCATACATGAGGCTCAAGCGGTTCGTGACCTGCGCGAGCTGATGGTTGACGTAACGGCAGTTCAACATCGACAGACCGGAATCGGGGTCGGTGACGACTTCGATTGCAGCGGTAGCGGGGATGTCTTTGAACGCCTGCGTGTAATCCTGCGGCACACGAGCAGCCATCAGCATCGAGGACATATTGCCCAAGAAACCGACCTGATTGATACCAGCAGTTGCGAAGTCAACGCTCGTGCCATCCGAAGAGATGTTCGGGGAGGTCAGAGTGCCGTTGACGGCGGACGAGAGCTGCGATTCCAAGGGCTTAATCCCGTAGAGAGTCGGCAGTTCAGCGGATTCGAGAGCGGTCAAATCCTTGTTCACCAACGCCGTGATGGCTTTCGCGCTCACGAGGTTGCTGTCGGTCAGGATGCCGTCATGATAGAAGCTGTGCAACAGAGCAAAGCGGCCAATCGGAGGCAGCTTGGCGAGAGTCGCACGGTTCTTGAGGGCGACGAGTCCGGTCAGACCGAACGGCGCGCCAAGGCTGTATTTGTTCACCGTGCCAGTCCAAGTCGCAGAGTAAACGGTGTTAAGGAAATCCTTAACAACCTGCTCACCAAGAGCGTAGGTCTGCGCGCCAACCTGTTCAGAGAGCAGGTTACGGACGGTCGAACCAAGCAACTGCGTGCCAAAGGAAATCTGGACGCCGTTGTGTTTGTTGATGGTGACGGTCGTGTCAACGGTGTTAGCCGTCGAATCGCTCCAGCCGCCAGTCTGATTCCAAGTCGTGCCAGAGCCAACAGCAGTCGGAATGGCGTAGCTGGTCACGGTCGGAACCACGATGTAGCGCGTAAACACGGGCTGGTTGAACAGCGCGGGTTCATTGCGGAAATCGGTGGAGATGTAAGGCATGAAGTTGATGATGTTCTTGAGGTAGCCCAAGTTCTTCATCAGCACCAGACCAGTGGCAATCGTGCCGACATTCGCGTCGGTCGTGTCGCCAGCGCGGACGATTTCTTTCAGCGAGAAATCAGACGCCTTAATCAGCGGCTGGATTTCGCGAGCCAGAATCATGCCGAACTCGCGGCTCGTATCAATGGCAGCCTTGTGCTGACCAGCTTTGATAAGACCGAACTGCTTGCTCTGCATCTCGCACGCCTTGATGGCGCAATCAATCGGGTCAGCACTCACGGAGCCGAAGCCCAGCGGAGCGGAACCGTTCAGCTCGCTGCGGAAAGAGGTCAGGCGGGAAGCCATCACCTTTTCAGCGGAGCCATTCAGCGCGTCCACATAGTCGCACACGAAGGAGGCAGAAACGCCGTCTTCAATCTGCGCCATGCACTTTGCCAACACGGCTTCATCCTTGGGAGCCACTGCACCACGCGATTTGGCGCGGGCGATAGCGGATTCCACGGAGGCTTTGCTGGAGGCTTTGACAGCCTGTTCAGCGTTGTATTGCGTTTCGGTGACGGCAAAGCCGTCAGACGCAAGAACGGCAAACTCTTCTGCCGTCACTTCGACTTGGTCGCCCACCTTGAGGTTTGAACCTGCGCGGGCTTTGATGATAACTGCGTTCATCTGTTGTCCTTTGGTTATGGTTGTTTATTGCCCATTATTGCATTACAGGTAGGCGACCTGTCTGCCCAACAGGGCTAGATTGTTTTTATGCTTTGGTATGCAAGCCATTGGCACAAGTGTTTTTTTAACTATTTTTAGAAGTGCTTTTCAACATGAGCGATGATTTCTTTCGCCGCCTCGTGTGAAATGTGACCGCCAGCTCCGTGCATCGAGGGAACATTGCTCGCGGTTTGAATTTTGCGAGCGCGTTCATTCGGCCCCTTGCTGACCCAGACGGAATGATTTCCGTTCTCGTCCATTCCGTGACGATGAACCCAGACATTGTTTCCAATGTGAAAATCAGCACCGCTTCCAGTCTTGCGAGCCTGCCATCCCTTTTCCGCTCCCTCGCTCGTGCCCTTCGCCGTGATTCGGCTCATGATGTCCGACGCGGACGGTTTCGCGGAAGCGTGAAGCACCTGCTCGTCGTGCTGTTTAATCAAGTCGCCCATGTGGTGAGCCAAGGCATCCTTGTGATGCTGCTCCAGCTTGTTGTAAGCCTTGTTCGTGTGAGCCTGCGGCGAGTTGTGTTCGTAGTGACCCACAAGCTGCGTCAGCATCGCCGCACGATTGCCTCGTGAAGCCATAGCCATTTCAGCCGACTTCTGCGCTCCGCGACCGTAGTTGCCCGACAGGATGTTGTCCGCCGCGCTCGCGAAATGCTCCGGCGACTTCATGTGTTCATGCACGCTGGCTTCAGCTTCTTTGCGGTCGCTCAACGGAGCGGCAGCATCGCGGCTGATTTTCGTGTGGTGGTGCATCATCTCGTTGCGCTCGTATTGAGCGTTCGAGGGCGACATGGACGGCGAGCCGCCGCCCTGATGCCGCTTCTCCCATGCCTTGCGGACGCCTTCGCTCGTGCCCGCCGCCGTGATAAGTTCGTTGTAAATCATAGATTGTTCCTGTGAGTCGTTGTGTTGATTGCCAAAAATTGCCAGAGCATCAGACGCGGAGGCGTCGGATGCGTGAGTTGCGTGTTCGTATCTTTCTTTTTGTTTCTGCAACATTTCTTTTGTCGCTCCCCATTTTTCCGAAGTTGGCTCCCAAGATTGACGCGGAAATGTAGGAGCGTAATCGGGATGCACTATCGAGCCGCCAGCGTGCTGATAATT